CATACGATATTGCTGGCGTTCAGCCAATGACTGGTCCAACAGGACTGATCTTCGCAATGCGTTCAAACTACGTTGATGCCGCAAACAACTCTGTTAAGACTGAAGCTTTCTACAACGAAGCTGACACAGACTTCTCAGGTGCTGGTACGCACTCTTCAAACGCTCCAGGTCAAGCATCAGTAACAACTGGTACTGGTATGGGAACTGCCGCCGCAGAACAACTTGGTTCTTCAGGTGGTGGCGATTTTGGCGAGATGTCTTTCCAAATCGACAAAGTGTCTGTTACTGCGCAATCACGTGCGTTGAAAGCAGAGTACACAACTGAACTAGCACAAGACTTGAAAGCAATTCACGGTCTTGACGCTGAAACAGAACTAGCGAACATGCTATCGGCTGAACTGCTTGCAGAAATCAACCGTGAAGTAATTCGTACAGTGTACAACTCAGCAGTAGCCGGTTCTGCCGATACAGCATCCGCAGGTACTTTCAACTTAGATGTTGATGCTAACGGTCGTTGGTCAGTAGAGAAGTTCAAAGGCTTGATGTTCCAGATCGAAAAAGAAGCTAATGCGATTGCAAAAACTACACGTAGAGGCAAGGGTAACATCATCCTATGTTCATCTGATGTAGCATCTGCACTTCAAATGGCTGGTGTACTAGATTACACTCCTGCTCTGAACAGCAACAACTTGAACCCAGATGATACTGGTAACACTTTCGTAGGTGTACTTAACGGTCGCTTCCGTGTGTACGTAGATCCATATGCTGGCGCACAGTACATGGTAGTAGGTTATAAAGGTTCTAGCGCATTTGACGCTGGTATCTTCTACTGCCCATATGTACCGCTACAAATGGTACGTGCAGTTGGTGAGAACAGCTTCCAGTCGAAGCTAGGTTTCAAAACTCGTTACGGCATGGTTGCAAATCCATTTGCACCAGGTGCGGCGGCGGGTACAGGCGCTCTGACAGCAAACGCAAACGTTTACTACAGACGCTCTATCATCACCAACCTTCTATAATAAGAAGTCAGAACTGACGGGAAGTCAGTGAACTGAACAGATTAGGGCGTTCTTCGGAGCGCCCTTTTTTTTGACTATAAATAGTATTGTAGATTAAGTGAGGACAAAATGAGCCAATTACAAAACTTTCTCAATCCTAATGAGTTTCGCTTTACGATGAGTCGTTTGCCTCACGTAGAGTTCTTTGTGCAGGGTATCACATTACCCGATATCTCTTCTTCGCCTGTAGAAAGAGCAACACCTTTTAAGACACTTTACTTACCTGCTGATAAAGTAGAGTTCGGTGATCTTACACTCTCAGTATTAGTAGACGAAGATTTATCATCTTACTTAGAGACATGGCGTTGGTTAATCTCTTTGACTAAACCAGAAGGGTTTGAGCAATACGCAAATCTAATCGGTGCAGGCGGCGATGGTATCTATTCAGACGGTACTTTGACTGTACTAAGTAGTAAGAAGAACCCGAATGTAGAAGTTACATTCAAAGACATGTTTCCCGTGTCCGTTGGTAGTATCGCACTAGCAACAAATCAGACAGACGTTACACCACCAGTTGTTGATATGACTTTCAGATATACATCTTACGATTTTAGAATTGTAAATTAGTACTTGACTTTATAGCGAAACCTGCTATAATACAACATGGTTATTTTATGGAGAAGTGAATGAAGATCGAAGAGATATATGAAATGTGGGCAAAAGACAGCGAGATCGATCAGACGAATGTGTCTGGCGAGAGTGCAAACATTCCCAAACTACATAACAAATACTTCCGTGTCTACATGGAAGAAGGCATGAAACTCAAGCAGTTACGTGCTAAGTATAAGCAATTGAAGTTGCTTAAAGAACAATACTATCGTGGCGAGTTAGATATAACTGAGCTACAACAGTATGGATGGGAACCACAACCTCTAAAGATACTACGAACAGATATCAGTACATACATTGATGCAGATCAAGATATGATTAATCTGTCACTAAAAGTCGGTATGATTGAAGAGAAGGTGAACTATTTAGAAGCAATTATTAAGATGATAAGTAATAGAGGGTTCCAACTCAAAACGATAGTAGATTGGGAACGGTTTAGAACTGGAGCGATGTAATATAGTATGGAACAAGTTCACGTAGAAAAGATTGATAATGTACATGTCAGAGTAAATGCTGAAGCATCTGTAAAGATGGAGATGAGCGGTTACTTTGAATTCTACGTGCCTGGTTATAAGTTCATGCCCGCATACAAGAATAGAGTATGGGACGGCAAGATTAGACTTATGAATACAATGACTGGCATGATCTATGCTGGTCTGCTTCCTTACATTATTAAGTTCTGTAATGATAGAGACTATGAAGTCGAAGTAGATAGTTCACTCTTACCAGAAACAAAGTACTATGAGAATGCTGGCTATGACTTAGCAAAAGACTTTGATAGTGCATTTGAACCTAGAGACTATCAGAATGATGCTGTAGCACACGCACTATATAATAACAGATCATTGTTTCTATCACCGACAGCATCAGGTAAGTCTTTCATTATATACTTACTGTCTCGCCATCATGTAGAGCAAGGTCGTAAAGTTCTGATCGTTGTACCAACAACATCACTTGTATCTCAAATGTCATCTGACTTTGTAGAATATAACAAGAACAGACCGCTAGACATTCACAAGATTATGGGTGGGGTTGACAAGAACGTAGACGCAGACTATACTGTAACAACGTGGCAATCTATCTACAAGTTAAAGAAAGATTGGTACGAGAAGTTTGATGTTGTAATCGGTGACGAAGCACACTTGTTTAAAGCTAAGTCACTAACTAAAGTACTAGAGAAGACACCGCATGTCAAGTATAGATATGGCTTCACTGGTACATTAGATGAATCACAGACACACAAGCTAGTGCTAGAGGGGCTGTTTGGTCCAACTAAAGAAGTAACTGAAACTAAAAAACTAATCGATGACGGTACTCTAGCAGAGTTCGGCATCAAAGCACTTATTCTAGGATATCCACCAGAAACGAGACAGATAAATAAGAATAAGAGTTATCAAGAAGAAATTGACTGGATTGTTCGAAATGAAGCACGTAACAAATTTATTAGAAACCTTGCGTGGTCTCTTGAAGGCAACACGCTTATACTATTTCAATACGTTGACAAGCATGGCAGAGTTTTGCACCCGCTCCTTGAGAAAGATGGAAAAGTCGTACATTTCATTCATGGGGGAGTTGGAGCAGAAGATAGAGAAGCAGTACGAGGCATTGCCGAATCTACTTCAGATAATATCATACTGGCTAGCTATGGTACCTTTTCTACTGGTGTTAACATTAAGCGTCTTGACAATATTATCTTCGCTAGTCCTTCTAAATCTCGCATACGAAATCTCCAGTCGATTGGTAGAGTTCTCAGAAAAGGTAACGGAAAAGATAAAGCAACGCTATATGACATAGTAGACGATCTGCAATGGAAAACAAAAGAAAATTTCGCAGTAAGACATTTTAAGGAAAGAGTAAAGATATACAGTGATCAGGGTTTTGACTTCAAAATCTATAACGTAGACATTAAGGGATAATTATGCCGAATTACGTAACTATTAAGTTGAAGACAGGTAAAGACCTAGTGGGTATCATAGAGCATGACGAAGAAGAGTTCGTTATGATAGACTCCCCTTTAGAAATTAGTATTGATCCAGTACACGGAATGTTCGCTAAGTCTTGGTTACTCCTCTCCGAGGAGAACTCCGTTGTCTTATATAAAGAAGATATATACTACGTGCAATCCGCAAACAACAAAGCAGTCTCGTACTACGAAGACTTCAAAGCTAGAATAAGTGCTTCATATGATGAGCCTGACATACTTACAGATGATGATTATGCCTCAGACTTAGAAGAGATGTATGAAACATTACTTGAATCAAGATCATCAACTAAACATTAGATTAATTCATAAAAGCATTAATATTATTATACACCAAAAGAATCAACCTGTCAAGGGCAAACCGAAAAGAAAAATAATACTTGACAAGTTCCCTATAATATGTTATATTAACAACAATATATACCAAGTGAGGTGACCTATGGCAAGAGCAAAGAGAAATTACGTCAATAACCCTGAGTT